AATAATTCTAAGGTTTGAACATACGGGTACTACCCGATATGTCTATAGGATAGCCTAAATTTCTACAATAATTCAAGAAATTACTGTAGCTTGAAAATTTGTTTCGATTGTTGATACAAAGAAAGGTCTATCATCTGCAAAAGTAGGCCCAGTAATCTCTCCAGTTCTTACATAAATACCACTTGTAGGCTGACCTGTATTATTTATTGTTTGTAAACTTGTAAAAGCAGTGTCTATCAAAGTTTGACTTCTTGCTGGCCCTTTATCCTTTTCTGCAAAGGCTCTAACAGTAATGATTCCTCTTACATTATCTAATGAAGAAGTTAATCCTACTTCAGTTGTCAATCCAAATTGAACATTTACATAAACAAATTCGCTGTCAGCATCCGATGTTACATCACCAAAATTATCAAAAAACACTGGTACGGCAGGGCTTAATCCTGCGTAAGCAGTTTTTATAGGTGTTTCGAACTTTGATCTAATTCCTTGATAATTCATTTTAATTTTTTACTCCTTGATTTTACTTTTTTGATTGCACTATTCACTCCTAAGACAACATCAGCTTGAAATCTTCCTCCTGCTGTATAAGTTTTAAACCAATCTAATGGAGCAGTAGCACTAGAAAAACCGCCTGGAGTTCCACCAATATCTCCTCGATAACCTTCTTCTAATCTGCCTGTACCTTCAAATTTTAAATTAGCTTGACCTTGCTGTGTTAGAGGTTGATTCCCTATATTTTTGCCTCCAGCTTTTCCCCTTCTAAACCTACCTAATCTTTCATCCTGTGCATAGCCTCTACTTCTAGCTAAGTTGATTATTGAACATTTAACAAAGTTAGCTCCTCTTAAAGTTCTTATATTAATTTTTGGACTTTTTATAGGTTTAGCATCACCTCTTCTACGAGTTCCTGTGGATTTTTTGCCAGATATTTCTATTTGCCATGAATTTGAATACAAACCTGTCCATGATGGCCCAAGAAGCTGTAATGTCCTAACTGTCCTTTCGGCTGCACCTCCCATTCCTTGATTTACAATCGCAGTAGTAAAATTCGTAAGTTCTGCTTCTAATTCTGGTAACTCATTTCTTGATTTTCCCATTATTGTGGCCTCACTATCACTGTATGAAGTATAGGACTATTTCCTCTAGATGTATTCACACTGATTATTCTTGCAACTTTATTTACTCCATCTTCTGCGTATTGAATCCTATCTTTTACTTTTGGATAGTAACTTCCTAATTCTTTATTGCCAAAAATAATTTTTAAATCGTTTGTCTGACTTGTCCCTTCGTAAACCGATCCACTTACAGAACTAATCAAAGCTTTCATAGAAATATTGGTATCAGATCCGCTCACCTCTCCTGTTGTAGTGTTATAAGTTTGAGATGTAGCGGTCTTAATATAGGTCACATCAATACCAAAAGTTCCTAACAGTTGTTCTGGTAAACTCTTAAAAGTATTGTCTATAAACGACATATTATCCTCTTACTACCCTCATTTGGAAACTGCCCGCTCCACCTAGCATATAGGCTCCAAGATAACTTTGTAGCCAAGGGTAAACATCTAAAATATTATTTACAGAACCAGTTCCCTGACTAGCAGTATTAAATTTCACTTCTAAGTCTCCTAATTTTGCTTGTTCAATATTTCCTTCTTTACCACTTGTTCCTGTTATTGCATCAGTATCATTTGCCAAAGCTCTAGCTAATTCATATTGTGCATACTTTATATTTAACGGAATCTTGCTACAAGCTAGTTCTACACCATCTACTTGGTAATTATTTCTTGGAAACTTTAGTGCCTGTCCGTCATCGCATCTGTCGCCATAGTAAACGAAGCTGTCAATCCAACGGGTAGCTGCTATTAATGATCTATTCTTTTGGTCGTCAGTTTTATTATCCCAAGTTGTTGAATCTGGAACTGTTTCAAAATAACTGTTGGCTTCTGTCAATGTGACATAGCTATTGGCATTTTCTCCTTTAACAGTTGCATTTATGGTAGCTGCCACGATTTCAAAAAGTAATTTAGTTTTATTGTAGCGTAAAGAAAAAACCCCACCAATAATTGATGAGGTTTCTTCATTGCCTTGCAACTT